TTGTGAACCAGCCTCCCCATGATCTACCATTGCCTTTAATCATGTTTACACCTAATTCACGATACTGATCTGCTAATGGAGTGCCTGATCCTTTGTCTGCTTGTCTACCATCTCTGGGCCATACGACTGGTATCCACTTTGGTCTAGCATTAATTGCTGCTGCATGCACTGCTGGCACTTCTTGAGACTGAGAATGTGAGTCATATATATAAGCTATGTCTGCATCTCTATCCCATGCAACCCATATTGCTGTTGTCGGGTGATCCCAACCATAGTCCATGCCACAAATCCTGGGAAAGTGAGAAGGAATCTCAAATGGTTCACACTTAATAGAATCTTCTGGCACTGGAAACACTAAACCTGAGCCAAGAGAAGGAATCCCTTGTTCACGCATCTTTCTTTCATGAGGAGGCAGTGCTGCTAGAATCTGTTCTTTGACATCATCTGTCATGTGAGGTGCATCATCCCAACCAGCTTGTTGCATATACTGGCCAGGTTTTAAATCATTAATAAATTGAGCGATGGTTTCCGTCATTCCACTCTCTGGAGTAAATGTCATATAAACCATTCCACCTTTATCCGCTGTACGAGTTACAGACTGCGAGTAGATTTCTTGTGGTGGCTCTTCATCTAGCCAGATAACATCTAGTGACTCACCCATCCACTTCTCTCTGCCCATCTCATAAGCTTTAAAACCGATCCTCGACCAGCCTCCAGAAACATGCTTTACCATACAAGAGTTATGTGCATTAGGTACACCAGGCTTCCTAGTAGCATCACCGATAAGTTTAAGAGGTATTGCACCTGTACCACGAGAATAAGGATCGTCTGGCTGCCCGAACAATTCTTTCTGGCAAATATCACGAGTAGTTTCATTCGATGCACCACCTGCCCAAGCCCTAATAGGTCTATCCCATCTTCTACCTTTCCACCAGTCAGGGTAGAGACCAGTCAAGTGAAATGCTAACTCTGCAGCACCACAAAAAGACTTACCAATACGATTACCAGCCATCAATAGTTTCTGTGACGCTATAGCGTTATGATATTTCTCCTGATATTCATACGGCTTGTAATACTTCAGCTTATTATGATCTTTCCTAAATTGCAATTCCTTAGCAATCTTTAATGCTTCTTCAACGTTCATTCTTCTTCCTGTACCAAGAGTTCGGTATGGTATTGAATCTGTTCGGCCAACATTACAATCACATGACTTTCAATATCATCTACCTTCATGCCAGCCTTAATTTGACTAGCTAACTTATGAATAGCTCTTAACTTAACTTTACAATCTTCAACCTTGTGCTTCATTACTCTCCTTTTAATAACATTAATAACAAAGTGTTTCCCTACTGTAGACTCGTCACTTATCCCTTATGCAGCAGTATTATTAGATTCTGCTAATATAGCCTCATCTTCTACACTTGTAGAACTTTCTGGGGTCACATCGATGACATTGGCGTTTAAAAGACGATCTAACTCTTCCTTCAACTCCTCATCTGACTTCTTATCTAACCCCGATATCTCTATCTGATTAATAGCGTTAAACCCTGCTCTATCAAGCAAATCCTTACAAGCCTGCAGTCTAACACTATCATTACTTGCATTCTTGGCTAAGTCCAAAACCCCTGCAAGCCCTAGTGTAGCGCTATCTGCAATCATTCTAACAGTCTCCTGCTGAATCTTATCAGCAAACTTCCTCTTCAGCTGATAACCCTTTTGCTTTGCAGTATCCTCGCTATATCCTGCTCCAGCAGCACACTTAGAAGCGTTGCCTGCCCACTGTGAACCTACGAAAAGCCTTATAAACTCTGCCTGACGCTCGTTTCTAACTAAATCTGTACTCATCTTGACTGGTCTCCTGTTTACTTAGGTAAATGATAATGTATTTTCCCTCCGCTGTGTGACTACTACCTTATGTATATAGCACGGGTAGCTGTTTGGTGGGCGGGGGGTCGTCTGAAAAGCGTTGCAATGCTGATGCCATGGCCTTTTATAGCGTTTTTGCTATGATAGGCATATTGCAGGGTTGGCACTAGGGACGTGTGAGAGTGTATGTGCAACGTTAATTGAAGCATTAATCGAAGCATTAACTATCGAGTTACATTTAGAGCTACATTGTTATGACTGAGATAATGCTTGGCTTGTTGCATGATTGTATAGCGTGGCTTGATGGGATAGCTTGAACTAACTAGACTTGTATTACTCTATACAGCTATATAGATATAAGCACTATACCAGGAGCATTGTATTCCCTTTATTAGTCGTCGACGTCGCACCCTGTATTGGTCAACAATACCTAAATGATATTATCATTGCTGGCTTAGGTACAACGCACCAAGTAAGACCGTATATATAAGTAAACAGAATTAGTTAATAAATACATTACTACATATGTAGAAGTATGACTATAATGTAAGAAGCAATTACGCTAACACATGGAGAAAGACAATGAATACATATGAAACGCAAGAGATGACTAGGAGCGAGGCGCACAAGTTTACCGCTTGGCATGCTGATACTATTGGAACTGAATACGAGCTAAACACGGTTGGAGATGCTGGCGCTTATGTTATGGCGTTTGACATGCTACCTATTGAAATAGGACTATGCAGGGCATGGGAACAATCGCATATACCAGCACCAACGGAGAATGATATTAAACTAGGACGCATTGACGCGCAAGGCTGGGTTATATGTTAATCAATATTATTGCACTCTTAGTTGTTGCCTTGGCTTGTTCTGCTTTATACGGGCTTTGGATAATGTATAGCGCATATAGAAAGGGGTATTTTAATGACTAAGTTATTAGATGTTTTTATGGAACTACTAGCGAGCGCGTTGTTCGTGGCGCTAGTTGGTGGATTGTTGTTGTTATTAATAATAGGAGAATTTTAAATGTTAAAAGATATTAAAAAAGACTTGGAGGCGTTGCGAGGCGCTGATGTAAAAATCTTTGGTCAACCAACAACGTTGGCAACCAGGAGCGACGACGATATAACAGTCGATATTCTAGACTTGGTGGAAGCGTTTGCTGATTATGAAGTTACCTATAGAAAAGCGTGTGATTTGTTGGAAGTTGAAAGTGTTGATGATATTGAAAACTTGGATTATACCAGCGCTGATAATAGTTACAATTGGGGAGGCATGGGAAGCAATGATTTTGATTATAAGACTTATGATTTAGAAAACGGCGATGCTTTAGTTTCTATCAAGTTTCATAGGTTTGGCGACGTTCGAGGCAACTACACTGAAACCGCTTATTTGTTGTTTGATGACATTTATATATTTGATGAGATAGTCGGGGAACAAATGCATGATTTTTATAGTGTTGTGAATGGCTTAGAGTTTATGTGCACTAGTCACATAGCTGACGAGTATATCCGATGCAGTGCAAAAACTGACTCGGGATATATTGACTTGGACGTATTGGGTTCGGATAAATACGACGTGTTAACTGAGCTGGTTAATGAAATGGAGGCTATAAAATGAGTAATAACAAAAAAGCATATAAAAATGGTTTTGCAATGTTTAAAGGTGATGCATATGCTACTGAGTTTTTTAATGTATCAAGCATAAAAGATTTAAAGCAAAAAGCAAGGGATTGGCTAGATGTAAATCGTTTACCCAATGGCACTGAATTTTGGATAGATAACAATGGAGCAATAAAATGAGTAATAACAAAAAAGAATATAAATGTATAGACGCTAATCAGGTTATTTTTAATAATAGTAAACCAACAAAAAAAGACTTTGATAGGTTAAGAAACGCAAAAGGGAAAAAAGAGATGTTAAACGCTTTAGACAAATTCAGATTGCCAAAAGCGTTGACTAGAAATAATGACGATAATTACACCGATAATGCAAAGGGGATATTATGACAAATTTAAATTGGATTAGTACACCATCACACGGGTATTTGATTGTTCCACGCGAGGACATGCAAGGTTTTAACCCGTCCACGTATTCCAGAGAGAATAATAGCTTTTACTACTTGGAAGAGGATTGCGACGCACCAGAGTATTTGCAACACGTTTGGGGCGATAGTTGGAAAGCTAACTATGTGAATTGTAGAAATGTTGGGGCATCTTTTACTGATGACGATATTGACACTTTTGTAGCCAAAGAAAACTAATCATAACGAACCCGTGAAATATCGGGTTTTTTATCGTGAGTTTTTTTAATAATGTAGGTCAAAAACATGAGTACAGCAAAGGTAGGCGAAAACGTAATTAATAGTTATGCAATTATTCTCGAAGAGGTTGGGACGGTTGCATTTGAGGTTGAGGATATTTTATATCGCATATTCCAGCGCGACGACGAGTCGTGGGAAATTGGGGTATATCGAGAGGATTTAGTTTCTGCAAAGGTAGGCGAAGTTTTAGCCTTTGTGGAGATTGATGGTGGTATCTGTACGGGGTCAAGTGTTGACGCTGTAGAGTTTTTTTTATAACAACAAAGGAGTAAATGCTATGGAGCATAATTTAATTGAAGCTATTAAAGGCTTAAATGAGGAAGAGTTAATACTAGCAAAAGAGGTCATTAGTGGTAAAGATGAACTGATTAGGCATAAAGATATCTTAATCAGCGAACTAAAGAATCAACTAGACAATCATAAACACCAACTAGACAGTTACGAGAGTAATCCTATTAGGGCGGAGTTAATCAAACTACTTAACCATGATATAAATGTTAAGGAATTGATACTAGACTTGTCGGGTGTTAGTGATATCACAACAACAATAGAAAACGAAGTTGATAATCAATGTATGGGACTAAAAGCCGAAATACTTGAGGACTTGGATTATAAGATTGACGAGCAGTTTGACGGTAATGCGTTTAAGAGTGCAGTTGATGACCATTTAAGGAGTAAATTCTAATGAGTAAGCAAGAATTTAGTTGTAAAAAGTGTGGTTCATACAACGTGCAAGTAATGACGTGGGTTCATCCAAACGATATAAAAGGTGAGGAAATATATGTAAAACATAGCGACCAAATAGGTTATTGCCTTGATTGTGAATTTACAGTTATTGAATCGAATCAGGAGAAATAAAATGAGAAAACTTGAATTAACTAATTGGGAGTATGACGATTATCGTGCTATTACTAGTCGAGATGATACAGCTAAAACACGAACTAGATGGTTGGAGATAATTGCATTAATCAATGACAAGCATTATGAAAGCATTGACAATGAAATTAGAGAAACTATTACTTGGATTGATAGCGAAATATTAAAAGAGGAGAAATAATATGAATAAGCAACACACAAAACTAGCCACATTAGTGGAAGATTTAGAGATACAACGCGACTACCTAGCAGAGGAGAACGCTTCATTTGCTAACTACCTAGAGTACCACGGAT